GTTCGCTTAACGACAGCGACAACCCGCTGCCGATGCGGGCCATATTGGCTCTGGCCGAACACGCCAAGGCTACCATAGCTCGCGACACCGCACAGGAAGGGGATTGCTCCCATGAATAACCAGACCTTCGCGTGGACCCTCTTCCTTGTCGCCATGACAAGGCCGGCCATCCTGTTCGTCATCGGGGCCGGGGCCTTGATCCTCGGCCTTATGGCCCTCGCCGACTCCCGTGGCGGGCGATCCCCCGGTTCAACCCTCTGCGCCGTACTGCTGCTGCCGTTGGGCGTTACCCTTCTCGGAGTGCTGCTATGAACCGCGATCCGTTTGCGTGCCTGAAAGTCGCGATGTGGCCGATCGCCTTCCTCGCCTTCCTCTGCTTCATGGCGTCGCTGACGCAAGGGTGCACGTCCATCGATGAGCGGCGGGCTTATCGCGTCTGCGGACCCGACGGCACGGTCGATTGGGATAACTATCCGGCCAGGCCAGCCTGCAACCGCAACGGCTGGAATGGCCATAGTTATCAGGGGCAGGAGCTATGAGCGACACCGCACAGGAAGAGAAATTGCGGGGGGCGGTGGCGCGCAAGCTATGCGAGCAGCACGGCGGCGACGCTGATGCAGTGGCGACCGAAGAGCATGATTGTTGGGAAGGGGCACTCTGGAAGGTTTTCCTAGCCGACGCCGACGCCATCCTCTCCCTTATCGCATCCTCCCCGATGAATGCCGTTAGGGAGGGGGAAGAGCTTCGCGGCAAGCTGCGCATGATCGTGTCACACGCGACAGGTGGCGCATCGCAGGACATAGACGCCTCGATCAACGACATATGCGTCGAGATAACGCGCAGGGTGAATCGCGTGTGGGAGCACGCGCAGGAGGCCGAGAGAGAAGCGTGCGCGAAGGTCGTGGAGGCATTCCCTTCCAGAAAGAATGACGAGATCGCCCAAGCAATTCGCTCCCGTACTATTGGGGGAGAGGGCAATGGGTAAGGATGAGAAGGACTTAGGGCGCTTGCCTGACGGCACCGGGCTCTCGCAAGCCGAGCCTGAAGTCTCGGCCCTTCGGGCTTCGATCCCTAGCGCTGATCAACATGATCCCATGGAACGGCAAATAGACGGCCTGTTGCTTGGTTTTTATGCCAAGGGGTTGGATCATCTCGACGAATACCGTGCCGCATTTCTCGCGCTTCACTATCGGCATGGAGGCCAACATGCGTAACCAGCGCCCAGTCATGGTGGATATTGACGATGCCGATCCGGCCGACGCGATAAACGCGTTCCTGCACGTTCTTAATAAGCAGCGCTCACTTGGGCTGAGCCCGCGCACCGAACACCTGCTCGCCGAACACCTGCTTCGGGGAGACGCTCAAATCGTGTTCTACAGCAGTGGTGGCGGCGGCTGCATCGCGCTCGCGCAGGATGAGCAAAGCCTCAACGACGAAGATGCATTCGAGACGGTGATGTTCATTCTGGAGCGTCGTAAGAAGCGTCTCCAAGAGCGACGTGCGCGAGAGGCTGAAGCTGCGTCAGCGATCGAAACGGGCACCGCCGAGACCGAAGGGCTCGGGCCGAAGGCTGAGAGCGCGGTCGCTGAAAGCGAGACGCCCAACACCTCTCAGGACACCAATCATGCCATCTAACCTTATGGCTCTAGCTGAACGGGTAGAGGGGGCACGTCGCGAGAGGCCGATGCTGGCTTTCGCTGTCACCGAAGAGGATGAAGGCACGGGCGGCATTGTGTTCGCTCGCCATGCTATCGTTGCCCGACGCGAAGGCGCGAATGAATATGCAGGTGGGGAATTTGATTACGTCTCCTGCCGACGCGCTTCCTGGGCTGACCATTGCGCGGAAAGCCGCGTTGTGCCCGCATCCTTGATGATCGAGCATGGGTGGCACTTCGAATGCGGCGGATGCGGCAATCGGATTGACGAGGACTATCTAGCGGAGCGCGATCTGCGCCTAGAAGACGTGCAGGGTTTTCAGCACACTTCCGTCCATTGTTCCCCGCTGTGCGAGGCGCGACACAACCTCCGGCGCGCTGAAGCTAAGTATCGTGAGACTAGGTGGATCCGGCGATTTGAGAAGATAATCAAGCGCCGCTTTCCGGACGCCACGATCATCAGATCAAGTGACCACTGCAAGCCGCACGCATATGCGACGCAGGATCGCGACGGTAAATGGCGAATTGAACAGGTCATCGTCTCATTCAATTGGCCCGGACAGGATATCGGTCCTGCGTGCCTTCGTATCGATACTCGCACAGAATGGCCGCGAAACGGAAAGTCATTCCATAAGCGGTCCAAGCCTTATTGGACATGCTGCACGGGAGACCGAGCGGCCTTTGAGGCTTACGCTGAAGCAGCAGCACTAAAGGCCCGCGCCTCCCAGGTTATCGCTGGGGAGGAGAGCTAACCATGGCATACGCAAAAGACACAGAGGTTCCGTTCGAGCGATCGATTTCGGAAATTGTGGGCCTCCTGCGCACCGCCGGCGCCGACCAGATCGGGCAGATGGAAAGCCGGTCCAGCTTTACGCTCCAATTCACGATGGAGGAGCGCATGGTCCGCTTCAGGGTCACGTTCCCGACGCCGGAAGAGATCAAGGCCATGACCGGGCCACGGCAGGAAACCGCGCGCGTCGAAGCCCAATGGCGCCGCCAGCGCGGGCGGGCCCTCCTACTCGTCATCAAGGCCAAGTTGGAAAGCGTTACGAGCCAGGTTGAAACCTTCGAACAGGCATTCTTGGCCAACGTTGTACTGGCGGATGGATCGACACTTTACGACCGGGTTCGTGGGCCGATCGCTATCGAATACCAATCGGGGAAGCCGCAGATGATGCTCCTCGAAGGCCCGTCAGACAATGGAGGGCGGTGATGGGGGCGCTGGAGAAACCATTCTCGCCTGAGACCCTGGCGGATCGCTGGGGTTGCTCGGCGGAGAAAATCCGGCGCATGTACCACGATGGCCAAATCGGCGGCTTCCGACTGGGGAAGCTGATTCGCATTCCGGCCAACGAGGTCGAGCGCGTCGAATGCCAGAATACCGGCTCGTCACCCATCGGGGAAAGTACAGCCTCGCATACAATGACCCAGAGCGAGGCCGGGTTCGCATCGCGCTTGGCACGGATGACGCCGGACGGGCAGAGGCTATCGCTCGTCAGATCTGGAGCAAGCGAACCGAACCGGCAAGCGAGCGAATAGGCGACTTATGGCCCGCCTACATAGCGGACAGGAAGGCGGAGGGCATTCCCACTACGCGCCTGGACAATGCCTGGAAAGCGCTCGGGCCACATTTCGCGCATCGCCTTGGGCCTGCGATCATGGCGCAGGACTGCAAGGATTACGCCGCCGCCAGAAAGAGGCAAGGTCGTTCGGACAGCACAGTCAGGACCGAGCTGGAGTATCTGCGCGCCTGCCTGAACAAGCGGTACAAGGGAAAGTTCGGTTTCTGGACCCCTCCCCCGTCCAAGCCTCGCGACCGATATTTAACGCGCGAGGAAGCGAACAAACTCCTGGACAGCATCGAGACGCCCCATGTGAGGCTGTTCGTGCTGATGGCCATTGCGACGGGCGCGCGCATGACGGCGCTACTGGAACTGACATGGGATCGCGTGGACCTGGAGCGCCGCACCGTCGATCTTATGCCAGCCGGTCGCCACAAGACAAACAAGGGCCGCGCTGTGGTTCCAGTGAACCAGCGCGCGTGGGAGGCACTGGAGGAAGCTTATCGGGGCCGACTGACCGATCATGTCATCGAGCATGGAGGGAAGCCCGTCGCGAGCATCAAGAAAGCGATTCGCGCCGCCGCGAAGCGATCTGGCGTCCCCTGCTCCCCACACGTCTTTCGGCACACCACTGCGGTCTGGATGGCGGAAAGCGGTCGTTCCATGGACGAGATCGCGCAGTTTCTCGGGCATACGAACACGCGGCTCACGACTCGGGTCTATGCCCGGTTCAGCCCCGATTTTCTGCGCGGAGCGAGCGCGGCGACCGAGTTCTAGGGTTCATCAGTACCGCCCGACCCCTGTGCGGGATCGGGCTAAGTACTTGTTTTATATGGTGGGCGCAGCAGGGTTTGAACCTGCGACCCCTGCGGTGTGAACACAAGACACCCGCGCAAATCTGCCATTTTCTCGCAAACGAATGGCGGAATTTCGCCAATCTAGGCGCTTTTCGTTCGCTTTCCGTACTCACATCTGGTACGAGACGAACCACCCGAACACTGCGGTTTCGGGCGGGCCGGAGCGACGCGCCAACGTCATCCCCGACCCTGACCAAGACGCGAAAGGACCGCGCATATGGCTAGTTCCGGCTATACCGAGTGGAGATCGAGACAGCCAGCCTTTCGGGGCACAGATGGCTTGCCGTTAGCACTTGGTGAATACTCTCTGCGCTGGCGGGACGATCAATGGCATCTGCAGTCTAAGGCTTCGTCCGAGCCGGTTGGCTCGTGCGTGAGCGAGGCCAGAGCCCGCATGGCCGCTGCGCATGACGCGTTTCTCGCAGTGCTTCCCAAGCGCCAGGTCTATTTTATCGGAGAGGCCGCTAAGCTCGGCAAACCGGTCAAGATTGGCGTGTCCGATGATCCCGTGAAGCGCCTGCGGCAACTGGAGCGAGGAAGCCCCTACCCTCTTCGCATCTTGGCCACTGTCGAGGGCGACGAGGATGCCGAGCGCATCTATCACGCCCAATTCGCTCGCCTTCGCCAGCGGGGCGAGTGGTTCAAGATCAGCAAGGCCATTCTGCGCGAGATCGAAAGGTTGAGTGCATGATCTCATGTAAAGAAAGGATTGAGCGGAAACGGCTCGAATCCACGCGTTTCGCGCGCACCGATAGGAAAACTTCCGGGTTTTCGCACCTCTTGAGCGGGTGCGAATGGAAAACCGTAGCGGTGGCGCTGTGAGCCGCCTCTCAAAAGCTCAGATCAAGGCGCACCGCGAGGCGGAAGAGATCCTGGCCAAGGATCGGCTCACAGACGACGAACGCCAATTCGTGCTTGATAACTGGCAGGAGAGCGCAAACCACGTCAATTCGGCGGCCGGGGCGTTCTTCACGCCGTCAGAATTGGCGGTGGACGCCTCGCTGTTCCTCGGGCTCTATGAGGGCGGCCGGGTCATCGACCTGTGTGCTGGGATCGGCGCCCTTGCGCTTTCGACCTTCTGGCGCTGGAGAAATGTCGAACTTGTCTGCGTGGAGGTCAACCCGGCCTATGTCGAGGTTGGGCGTAAGCTGCTGCCCGAAGCGCGGTGGATCTGCAGCAGCGTGACTGACCTGCCGTCCGACCTGGGGCACTTCACGGCTGCAATCTCAAATCCGCCTTTCGGAAAGACCGCTAAGATCGCTAGCCCGCGCTACTCCGGCGAAGACGATTTAGCCGTAGTCGATATCGCATCCGACCTCGCAGACTATGGCGTGTTCATATTGCCGGCCATGTCGGTGCCGTTCGCGTTCAGCGGACAGCCTCACTATCGCACGCGGTCGGCTCCGAAGTACGACAAGTTCCACGCTGCCACTGGGATAACTATCAACTGCGAGAGCATCGATTGCGCCGTGCATCGGGATTCCTGGCGTGGTGTAAGCCCGAAAGTCGAGGTGGCCAGCGCCGATTTTGTTGAGGTGCGCGAAGCCCGGAGTCCGGCTCAGGCCAGTCTTTTCGGGATCGCGGCATGAACCCGGAGGAATGGCCTTGTGTCCGCCGCTGTGGAACCTGTGGCGCATGGAAAGCAGGGGAATGCTGGTCGATGGACCGCCTCGACGGCGATCAGTCCAAGGGGCCGGCCGGATTCACCAGCTCGCGTCAAAGCTGTGAAGCATGGGAGACCCCCACCTTGACCCCTCCAATCCTCCGCGCCGGGTCTAGTTTAGGGGAAAAGCGGTGAGCGTAACAAATGCGGCCGAAGGATGGCCGGGAGAATATGGATGATCATCTGTGGGCCGAAACCGAAGATGGCCTTTGGTGCGAGTGCTGCGGCAACCATATCGCGGCCCGATGGCATCTCGACGACGAGGATTACACGCCCCCGCAGGAATGCCGACAGTGCGGCTTTCCCGATCCTGAGGCGGTTGCCGAATATCACTGTGGAGAATGACGGTGGATGAACTTGAGCAAATTGCCGATCTGGCTAAGCGTCAACGCGAAGGCGGCTTCACAACCGAAGCTGACGCAATGTTCGCGCTGGACCTGATAGAGCGCCTCGCCCGCGCCGTCCGATCCATGGAGCAAGAGGCGATCAACCGAAGCCTTGGAGGGTGATCCCCCGCCTAACCCTGTTTCGGGTCCATATTAGGATGTAGCATGTTTTCAGGACCTTATCCGGCTTTCGCGCTTCGCGTCGAGCCGTTCCGTCTCGCCCCTGACGGGCTTCAATCCGGGGTAAAGGATAGAAACATGAGCGTTGATGATGCGAAAGCCAAAACCACCGCAGCCGAGCGCTTCGAGCTCGAAAGTTTGCGGCGCATGACCATGAGCGAGCGCTTCGAAGAATGGAAAGCGCAGCAATATGAGATGCTCAATTCCAAGTGGAGCCGTATCTACGACGGTACACGCGCGAGGTCCGATGGTAAGCTCCGATAGTATCGGACCTACTCCGATGGTAGACCGCAACCTTGTCGTCGCCATGCTCTCAGCTATCGAGGAACCCCAATGACCGACCTACAATCCTCCCTCAACCGTCTACGCCTGTTCCGCCAGTCCTTTGAGGATGGATCAGAGATATGCGAGGAGACGGGGCTTAGTACGGATGACTTGGATGTGATCCTTGGGGCAGCAGGGCAACCCGACGCTGATGCCAAGGCGTGGAAAAACGTCGCGCACCGCCTTGCCGGTCATTTGGATTGCATGATGCTCTATTGCACCTATCCGAATGACAGCCACCCCCGTTCGGCAATGGCCGCACTTCAGGCGCTGTGGAAGCCGCTTGGGTTCGGTGGCCAGCCGAGAATGACGGGGCAGATCAAGCCGAATGAGTACATCATTCCTCCGCTGCCAGCCGAGACTCTCCGTCAGCCTGACCCCGGCATCCCAGTCTACCGTACTATTGATGCTACAGACCAGTTTGTGAAGCCGGAATGATTTGGAGCTTATCCCGCTTTCGCCTTCGGTCGAACACCTTCGGTGATCGATGGCTTCGCCACTTCAATCGGGGCTATTCATGCCGGTAGCTGTAGCCAAACCGCCCGAATATGGATTGATCGTTGTGGTGTGCGGGTCGCGCGCGACGACTGATCGTGATTGGGTATTCAGCGAATTGGATGGCCTAGATGCGCGATGCAGGATCGGCGGGGTGATAGAGGGCGGCCAGCGGAAATACGAGAAAGGAAAGCCCGTTGGTGGCGTCGATTTCTTGGCGCACGAATGGGCTGTGGCGCGGGATCGAGATTGGACAACGGTGGCCGCCGATTGGACTAAGCTTAAGCGGGCGGCGGGGCCGTTACGCAACGATCGCATGGCCTCGATCTTGGCGCGCTATGCCAGCGTAGGGCAGAGTGTCGCCGTGGTGCGCTTTCCCGGTGGCGCCGGAACTGCAAACATGGAGCAATGCGCCCGAGATAGGGAAATCGAAGTGATTGAGATCGCAGCGCAAGGGACGGAAGCCCGTAGGGCCGAGACGTGAAACAGGCTCGGTTCACGACGGCCCGGTCCGAAGGATGCGCCATAACTTTGTCCATGGCAGACGAAGACATGGAGATGTGGTGGGTATTTAACCCGGTGAGGGGGAAGTAGCTCTCACATCGCCGCGAACGGCGCCTGGAAGTTGCTGACGAACGTCGCCTGCGCCCCGTCGCCGGGGTGAACGCCGTCACCGCTTCCGCCCGAATAGCTGCCGGTGCTGCCGGCCGTCGCATTGGCCGACATGGTATAGGTACCTACTCCGCCACCACCCGGAGCCGCCGTCAGCGTTGTTCCAGCCGGGATGCCTGTCCCGGTTATGCTCGATCCAACAAAGACGTTGCCGTTGCCCGTCGTCATGCTGTTGATCACGATCTGGTTGCTGCCATTCGTAACCGTCGCATTGCAGGTGAAGTTATTCAGCCCGTTGCTGAAATAGGTGCCATAAGGCGGGCTGTTCGGACATGCTCCATCGACGCCTAAATTCGGATCACTGGATAGCGCGACGAACGCATCCATGTAGCCGGTCTGGTTGGCGGGCGTGCCCCAATAGCCAGTCCACAGGGCTTTTTCCGCTCCGCGATTGGCGTAGTCGGTCGTGTCCCAGAACAGGACCTTGCCGCATGCCCTGAGCGCGGTGAGCGTGGCTTTCGTTGCCGTAACCGACGCGCTGCTCGCGATCGGGGCGGTTGCTCCGGAGCGCTGGTTATAGAACTCGCCATAGGTGCATTTGACGGGAACGCCGATGGTCGTAGCGATGCTCGAAAGTTGTTCTGCTGCAATGATATTGGCACAGTCCGTCGCGTTTGCACCGATGAATCCAAGATTGCTCCACGCGCCAAATGGGAGAGATAGCGCCGACGCCAACAGATAAGGCCAGCCGTTGCTGCGCCCGGTCGTACCGTATGTATAGGTGATACTGTCGCCGGTGTTGAGCATGTAATAGCCGGGAGCGGTCCAAGGGTATGCCTGCCCGTAATAATCCCGCACAGCCCTTTCGGCCTGTAGCGCTTCGTTGAGCGTGAGTTTCTTATTCCAGACGAGGATCTTGAGTATTTCGCCCTTATAGGGTCCGGTTCCGTTGCTGGTCGCCCCGATGCCGAGTTGCGAGGTGGTTCCAGTGAATGCCGCCGCCTGCTGGGCGACGATGCTGCCGTTGAGCAGGACCTGGTGTTGCGTCGTATGCCCGCTGAAATAGGCGGATGTGTATGTCAGCATTCCAGTGGTGAAACCGCTGCTGGTATATGGCACGGTCTCGCTGCCGGATGGCGCACCGGCAGATGAGCCATTGTGCCGCCAGTTGAGGCCTGTCGAGATGGTCGTGCTGGCGACAAAACCGGAGGTGGAGGTCTGCGCGTTGGTGATCACGACCATGATCGTGACGTTCTTCGCCGCAACCGCCGTCATGACCTGCGATGCAGCGCCCGTCAGATATTGCGTCGTGCCGTTGAAGGACAGTGACGGCTTGGTCCCGACAGCATTGTTCTTGTAAGTCGGGGCAGCTGTTCCGTTGGTCAGGACTTGCGCATTGACGCGATCGGTCCAGCTTGTGACGGCGGTTCCATCGGCCACTACCGCAAGGTCGGTCGTGTCCCAATGGCCGATGAGATTGGCCTGAGCGGGCAGGCTCATGGTGACAGAAACGCTGTTCGAAGTTGCCGCCGTCGATCCGCCTGCATTGGTCGCCGTCACGACGCAGGTCACGTTCGAGCTCGCATCGGCATTTACGAGGGTGTAGGTCGATGATGTGGCGCCACCGATCGATACTCCGCCGCGCTTCCACTGATAAGTGTAGCCTGTCGGGGAGCCGGTCCATGTGCCGTTATCGGTGGTCAGCACTTGCCCGACCTGGGATGTGCCGGTGACGGCGGGAGCTACGGTGTTGGTCGGCGCTGCGGCTCCAGCCCCACTGCTTAGAGCAGAGCTACCGAGCCAAAAGCCAAAGCCCATCTTCATCGCGGTCATTGAACATTCCCTTTTCGCGCAAACGGCCACGCGCGCCGATTGTAAGCCGCGATCTGCTGCCCCTGCGGATAAGGCGTCGCGTCATAGTCCGGAGCCTGCCCGAACACGCCCTGCGCGGCCGAGGTATAGAAGCAGCCGAAGTCCATACCGGCAGCGTCGGCGGCATCGACCAGCGCGCGATAGATCGCACCGGCGCGTGGGCTGGCGAGCGCCTTCATGCAGAAAGCGAGTTGATCGGGGCCGCTGGCGAAGGGAGACAGCGCCTCTTCGTAGCGCGGCGCCCGGATGCCATAAGCCTTCGTCAAGGCCACGATCTGCGGAAAGATCGCCGCGGCTGCCTTCGCGCTCGTTTCGAGATCGCTGAGCAGGCCGTCTGTATCGCCCGCCGCCATGCGTGCCGCGATCGTATTCGGCCCGACATAGGGATAGGGCGCGGTCGCCAGCCCGTAGAGGATGCCGCGCGGTCCGCCGCCCGCCAGATAGGAGTCCAGCACCTTCTTGCGGTCGCCACCAGCCCCTGCTCCCCAGAACTGCCATGCGAGCATGATGAAGCAGTTGGGCAGGTGCGCCGCGTCGAGCGCCTTCGCGAACGCTCCAACGCGGTTGCCGTACCAGGTCGCCGGTCCACCGGCTGGCTTGAGGGTCGACAGATAGCGGCCGGTCATGAAGCCGTTGGCCGTGTTCCAGACCTCATTCGACCATTCGACGAACAGGCGCGACCATGACGGCAGCAAAGCCCGGATGCGAGCGATCAGCGCCACCGCGGCCGTGTCGGGCATGCTCGCCGGGACGTTGAACCACATATCGGCACCGACACGTGCGCAGATATCGGCCATGTCCTCGACCGGCATAGCGGCCCAGCTATAGGAAACCGCGCTCTGGGGCGTCCATGTGGTCAGCGGGGCATCGTCGGGCTTGTAGGCGTTGACCCGGCACAGATCCATGAAGCGAAGGCAAGGCTTGCCCTCCACGGTGTCGACGAAGCCCGGCCGCCACTTGTCGCCGGCGAGATAACCATCAACCTCATCGGCCTGGACGATCGCCCAGCGCGCGCGACCATTGGTGCCGACGTTGATATCGGCATAGCCGTTTGAATTTGCCGCTGCGGTGAAGGCGATGCGGCCATCGGCGCCAGGCTGAAATCGCTGGCCGCTGGCCGTCACGCGGACATAGGAGATCGCGCCTTCGAGTGGGATCAGCACATAGGACCGCGGATCGTCCGCCATCGGCACATGGCTGTTATATTCGCTTGCCGATCCGGGCCAGCCGTCGGGGTCGATCGAGCCCTTGCCCGGCCATTGCGGCTGCGGCGCGTGCGCGGCTCGCATGAGATCGCGGTACGGACATGGCGAGCCGTAATTGAGCGGGGCGAGGTTAAGGCCGATCGGGTTATACATTGACGCCACTCCTACCGGGTACACGGCCCGATCACGGCCATCAGCTTGCGGCCCCAAACACGGAGGTCTTTCGCCTGAGACGCAGCCAGATCGGCAGCCAGGCGAGCGTCGAGCGGTAGGGAGACAGTGCCGGGTTCAGCCGGGATAAGCGCTGGATCGACGCACGCGACCGCGACAGGCTCTTTGACCACCTGCGTGACCACTTTGGGAGGCGGGCAGTTTGGCGCGCAGGAGGCGAGCGCGAGGGCCGCAACCTGTGCAAAAAATGCACGAGTTCGTTTCATATCGCCCCCGCCTTCTGCAGCGTCTCACTGATCGGGCATGGAGTCGCATCGACCTTGCGCTTGGCGCTGGCCCGCAATGCCTCTGCCGTCTCGGATAGGCTGGCATTCGCACGCTGCGCGTCGCTCAGGGCCTTTTTGCCATCGGCGGCCCGCTTGTCGCCTTCGGCCTTCAGAGCAGCCACAGCGGCGTTCTGCTGGTCGAGCGCTGCCTTTAATTGATCGGCGTTCGCCTTGTAGCCGTCGCGCTGGGCGGTGACTGCAGCAATGACCGCCTGATCCTCGGCCTTCTGGCGATGCTCAGCCCACGGTGCGCGCCAGATCAGAATGGCGATCGTGAGCGCCGCTACAGCCGCGCCGATATATTTCCATGGGAGCGATTTAATCGCGGTCCAGGTGAGCCATGCTGGCATTATTTGGCCTCCGTGCTGGTATCGCTGAGCGGGGGCATCGCCTGCGTTTGCCGCGCGACAGCAACGTTCTTGTCCTTGTTGCCGATCGCCAGAACACCAGAGGTGATCAGGCCACCCAAGCCGAGCCCGTATCCGCCACAGAAGGCAGCCGGGTCCCAATGCCCGTTCTTGAAGGTGTCGATGCCTTGAAATACGACCGGAGCGATCACCATCGAGCCCGTGCCGATCGACAGCCAGACGCGCCCGATCTCGAACTCGCCGTTTATGTTTTTGAGGATCTGGAAGATTTTCACGCCGCCGCCTTCCCGGCGAACTTCGTCCACCATTCCGACTTCGGCAGATAATAAGCCGTGCGATTGCGCCAGCCGTTACGGAACTGCGCATTCTGCGGCCGGGCAGCTATGATCTGCTCGTAGAAAGCGTTGCGCGCCGCTCCATAATCCTGCGCCGCCACCTCAAGCCCATGGTAGTCGAGATATTGATGATAGGCGTTCGCGGTGAACGGGCCGATCTGGCCATCGTCAGCGACCGCGATCATACGCTGCATGAGCTTGATCGCTTGTCCCGGGCCACTCCCCCAGCCCATGTCGAAGATGCTCGCCGTGACCTGGTTCCAGTCGAGCATGTCCAGCTTTGGGCCGCGATAGAATTTGGCGATGGCGATGCCAGTTGCCTCGCTCAGCGTGAGCATGTGCATTTCGGCACGCGAGACGGGGGCGCCGCGCCATTCGGTTAGCACGGCCGGGGTCACGCCGTGGTTCGAGCCGATCAGCTCGCCAACGCCCTGCCGTCCGCCGCTCCAATTGCCATTGTCGGCGGGTATCAGCGAATGCGTGCGGTTCGGATCTGTCGATTGGCCATCTTCCCAATGGAAGATGAAGTCGCTCGCGAAGTCGGGCGGGGTCATCATCGGCCGAGCTTCCCGTTCGCCCATGCGACGAGCAGGCCAAGACCGGTCGCGACCAATGCGAAGGGCCAATGCTTCGCCAGCCAACCGACCACACCGATTGCGCCTTCGCGCCGATCGCGGTCCGACTCCAGCGCATCGATCTTCTCAAGCGCTTTCTCGATCCTCTCCTCCAGCTTGGCGACGGTCTCGTTGACACGGTTGGCCTCGATCCGCGCCAGGCGTTCCAGCATCGTGATCTGTGTCTGCTGGACGCCGCGCAGGACCTCGCTCTGTTGTCGCACGCTCTCCGCCAAGCTGCGGATCACATCGAACTGGAAGCGAACATCGCTCTCCGGCGGGATGATCATGCCTTCGGGCATCACGACGCGGACCGCACGCCGGCGCCGCCAAGAGTCAGGCCAGATATGCAGAGGAGGTTATCCATGGCGCGCAACAAGTATCTGGCTCGCGGCTTGCATCAGTTTTTCAACGACAGTGCGTTGACGGTGGAATTGTAATAGAGATCTCCGAAGGTCAGCCCGGCGGCGCCAGCAGCCGCGTCGTTCGCGTAAAGGCGGAACTGCATGATCTTGGGAAACGACATCAAAGATGTGTTGTCCCAGGACGGAATTTCCTCGACGGTCCCTCCACTCAGCAGGCGGCGACTGTTCGTCACGCGCATGCTGAGCTGAGGCAGGAGCGATGTGGTGGCCGCAACCGGCAAGGTCGCGCTCGTATAGGCGTCGGCGAACACGACGCAGCTATCGAACTCGACCGATCCCAACAGAGTTGCAGGGGGTGTCCAAACCCCGTTTCCGGTCGCGGTTGCTGCGGGCTGGAACAGCGCGCCCTTGACTGTGAAAGTATGGTGATAAATGCTGGTGAGCAGATTGCCGAAGACCGACGTTACGGTCTGCTCGAACCAGCAACCGTCGAACAGGAGTTGTCGGCAGGGGTTCGCATTAAAGACAACATCGAACGTGTTGCCGACCCACGTTCCGCCGATGAAACTTCCCCCGCCGATAGAATATCCGCCGGCCTGCTGATCAACCTCGATTCCATAATGACAGAGACGATAGGTGCATCCTTCGTGTCGATTGCCCGACCCGCTCAGCACTTCACCGATGATCGAGCAGTTATAAAAGTCGACCTTGATCAGAACGCTGTCAAACAGCGTGAACGCCTTCGTGCCTCCCCACGTACCGGTCGTGCAGTTGATGATCTGCACGTTCTCCCAGAGCATGTGCGCCGTGGTTTCGGTGTCCGATCCCACAAAAATCCCGACTGCCGTGCTGTGACCGTCAATCGATATGTCCCGGATCGACGAGCCATTAGTCCAGACGTTGGACCACGACAGAACACTGCCCGTATGCTGGCCCTGGATGACCGACATTCCTTGCCCGTCGCCTACGATCTTGCGCGGGCCAGAGCAGTTGAGCGTAGCCGTGGTGACGTAGGTCCCAGAGGGGAAATAGAGCGGCTTACCGCTATCCAGCGCCGCCTGTATCGCGGCGGTGTCGTTCGTTGTCCCGTCACCCTTGGCGTTATAGGGCGCGTCCTTCACCGAAACATACTGGTTAAGGGCGGCGCCAAATGTGCCGGACCCATAGTTCGTGCTGTGCGAGAACGGGAGGTTCCCAGCGGATGCCGTCTTATAAGGGTCAATATCGGGAGTGATTGTGGCGCCCTGGGCGGTGCGAAGCGCGACACGATACGTCACCGCATCGTCGAGATAGATATTCGGGAAACGGCCAAACGAGTCCGCGGTCACACCGGATACGCCTGCTCCATTTGCGGCCTGGCTGATCGGATTTCCGGCGGCGTCATAGACCGGAGTAAGCGTCGACGTGCCGGTCAGATAGAAGGCCATTTTCGCGTTCGGCGCGATCGCGCCGGGGTTCACCAGCGTGGGATTGAACACGAATGGGAATAGGCTAGCCATTATCGCGGCCCCGCGCTAAGGTGAGGAATGCACTCCAACCTGTTTCTGGCCTTCGCGCTCAAGGGTTTGATTGTCACCGGCTGGGCCTCAATTCGAGAGTTTCTGAAGAAGAAGCGGGCTGCCCACGGCGCCGCCAAGGTTGGTATTGCGGCGGAGTAGATCGCCGAGCGTGTCGAGCTTGCGCCCGCGCGAACCGGCCAGAATGCTTTGAGTGACCCTGAGCCCGGGGCGCGTGAAAGCCGCTGCGCCGAGCAGCGCCCCACCGAGCGTGCCAATGGGTGTTTCATGGCCAGCACCGCCGCCGAGGACGGCCCCGGCAGCGGGCGCGCCAAGCTTGCCAGCCACGAGGCCTAGTGCAGCGCGTCCCGACGTGCCGCTATCCGGAACAGCGGATGGCAGGATGGTCGACGCGTCCGTCGCAAGTTGCTGCATCGGCGCACTGCCTGAAGCGACATTGCGCGTCGTGGTGCCGTAGCCGCGCTTGGTGACGGCCTGGCGGAATTGGTTTGGCGAGAAAACGCCATCCTTCGACTTGGCGGCGGCGGCTTCGACCCGCGACAGGAAGGAATGCGCGCGGTTCGCGCTCGCAAAGTCGGCGGCTGAGGCGGGATCGGTGCGACCGGCAAGATTGAGTACCGCGTCCCGGGCTTCTCCCAGCCGATCCGCCAATTCCCGATCCTGCGGACTAGCCCCTTGGCCGGATAGCGACGATATGCGCTTGTCGAGCCCCTGCTTGATTGCCTGCAGATCGCTGCCGTCGAGTTCCGTCTTACCGTGCAGATAAGGCTGGAGATCGGTATCGAGGATGTTGCTCAAGCGCTCGCGGTAGTCGGCCGAAAGCGTCTTTGCCTTTGCCCCCACTTCTTTCAGGTCGGCGGTGAACGTGGCGTCAGGCGTGGCAGACATGCCGCCGAGCGCCTTTTGATAGGCGTCGCTGACTTTCTGTCGGGCATCGGCAATTCCGGAATGGCCAACATCTGCGGCGGTCTCGCCGATCGGCGCCAGAGCGTCATTGATCGCAGAGCGGTTGAAGTCCTCGACCCCGCCACGGCGAGCATTGTTGATGATGTCGCCGACGATGGGGAAGCCCGCCGCGCGATCCTCTATGCCTTTAACCGTTCTGCCAACCACACCTCCGCCAGCGCCAAGGATCTGACCCGGTGTGAGAGTCACGCCCGCATCGGTGAGGCGGCGCACGGCTGCGCTAGCGACAGGGGACGCGATAGCCGCAGCGCCCTTGACGACGCCGCGACCGACCACGCCGCCGCCGCCGGCCAGCACGGCACCTTTGAGGATATTTCCCGGCAGGTCGGCCAGATGATCGGTCGAGCCAGCGCCATACGCTGCGCCGTATAGCGCGTCGCCAGCAAGGGGGCGGAGTGTCCCAGGAATACGCCCCGCGATCTTGGACACGCCCGGAATAGCCGAAATCATCCCGTCGCCAGCAATGAAGCCACCGACATTTCCACCAAGGTAAGCGAGAGGGTGCGCCTGCTCGATCGCGTCGCGAGTGGCGTTCGCGGTGCCAAGATTGGTGTCGTAGATGTCGCCGATCGACCGGTTATCGCCCGATAGACGCTCGCCGATAGCAGACACCCCAGCCGCGACCTTGGGGAGAACCCCCAAGCTTGCCGAATCGACAAAGCCGGTAGCGGCCGCAGCCGGCGCGGTACCTAGCGCGCGCTGCATCAACGTATTGTCTGCGGTGCGCACCGCACGCCCGAACGATCCTGCGTAGTTCGGATGCGCCTTCAGATAATCCTGCGCAGCCGTCACCGCCGCCGGGTCGACCGGATGAAACGGCCCGAGTTTGGTGATTTCGGCGTTGATCTGGTCCGCCGTCGCGCCTTGGCGGATCAGGCGGTCGATCAGCGCCGATGCTTGCGGATCAACCTCATCGTGCGTTGGGCCGAACGAAATTGCCGTCGGCGTCGTGCTTGGGCCATCCATGGCACCGGGACCGGGGGCGGCCGGCGGACTTCCTGCGGGAGGAGCGCCCGTAGGAGCAGGTGGGGCAGGAGTGCCGCCTGCGGGTGGTGCGCCTGGAGGGCTGCCGGGCGGCATGCCGGGAGGACCGACGACAGGTGGCTGATTATCACCGCCGAGGAGGGGCGCGACCGCGCCATAGCCCTTCTCAAGATAGTCCTTGCTCTGGAAGCGGGCGAGCGCATCGTTTGCGTGGGCATTGAGCAGCGGGAGGGGCTGGTCCGTCGTGCCCATGCCCGCATTGTAGCTGTCGCCCATCGCCTGAACGCGAGACTGGAGAAGCTGAGCGGCCTGCTGGATCGCGCCGCGGAGCTGAGCCGGCGACTGAGCAGCGGAGATATTGGCTTCCCACTGCTCCAGGTCGTGGACGTTGCCGCCGGTTCCGCGAAATGCACGCGTGAGCTCGTCGACGACCGCCGTCTTGGCGATGTTGAAATTCGATTTGCGCGGATCGCCGACGGCCGATTCGACAGAGTTGGCAATGCCGTTCCAAAGCGGGAAAGAGCCGTTATGCAAATCCTCCGCACGCTGCGCCAAGGTTCCCAAGTGGCCGAGCGCCGTGTTGAACGACGAAATATTCTGGCCCTGCTTGCCCGAGGTGAACGCCTTTCGCGTCGCCTCGCGCGCACCGGCATTGGCTGCGTCGAACGTCGGATCGTATTGCGCAACGTCCGACAGAAGCTGCTGCCCCATGGGCGAGCGCATGCCCATGCTGCTCGGCAGCTTCATGCGGCCTTCGGCGAGGGCCTTGACCATCGAAGCGCGATCAGGCGGGAGCGCCTTCAGAAAGGCGTCGCCGGTCGGCGCGTCCTGATCTTGCTGCCACCAATTTGCGGATGCGTCGGCCATCAGTGCTTGATCTTCACGGTGCCGTCAGGCGCGCGATATCGTGTCCCTGAAGGCAGTTGGTCATAAGCCGCCTTGGTCATCGGCGAAGGGAGCGGTGACATGACGCCGGCGCCGGGGACTGGCTTGTTGGCCTCGCGCGTCTCCTTGGCGCGATCGAGCGCGAGATGACCGGCAGCAATCCCCACGTTCTGCTGGTCGATCGCTATGTGGGCGGCGCCCTGGCCTTCGTCGACCTTCTCGTGGCGTATCTGGTCGGAGAACTTCGCGTCCTCCCGGTTGCCGGAAAGAACGTCCTTCACCGCCATGGCCTGATTAACGAAGTGATCGAGCGACGTGTCGTCGAGCGGGGCGGATTGAATCTGTTGCGGCGTCACATGGTGCTGGAGCAGATCCGGCGCCAATTGCTGAAGCTTAGCCGCGCGCTGCTCCATCGGCAGCGACTTGAGCGTCAATGCCGCGTGGGCCAGCGCATCCTGCTTATCGTCTAGATACTTCTTCTGCTGCTCGTCCATGCTGCCGACAAGGCCGACGAAGTGCTGAGCGTCCTCGATCGATGCGCCTGAACTTACGAGGGCAGAGATTGCCTGGGGCAGATTGCCTTGGGCAGACGGGTGCGGAGCTGTGATGACGACTTCATTGGGGTCGGCAGGCGCAGGCGCACCGCCCGTCGTGATCGGGGCAGGGCTGGACGCAGAAACAGGGGCGCTCGGAGCAACGGCCGGAGACGCAGTGACCGTTCCCGACGGCTTCGAGCCGCCGGCACCGAAATACTTGCCTACCGCGTCACCGAACGCAGCAGCCTTGTTCAGCTCATGCTTTTGCTCGGCATAGCGCAGGGATGTGCCCAGCAATGCCGCGCCGGTTGCAGGATCTGCGCGCAAGATGGGTAGAATGGTTTCTGGGCGCTCCAGGTCGATGTTCGCCATCGCGCCGTCGAGTTGCTTCTGCCGGCCCAAAGCTTGCCCGGCCTGATAGCCGGACATTGCCGCAGCAGCGAAATTGGGCTGACCGAGGAGGGAAAAGTCTGCCATTATGCCCCCAGCCACGCTTCGCCGAGGGATGGCGTTTCGTACTCTCCGCCGCTGAATTGACCTCCCAGGCTCGGTTGATACATGCCGCCGAGCACCGCACCGCCTCCGCCGTAGCTGCTCTTGAGGCCCTGGTTCAGCGCATAGGCCGAGACGCCGTTCTGCAGCACGCCGTTGATCGTCCCTGCGGTCGACAGCGCGGCATTGCCGGTCGTGTTCGCGGCATTGTTATTGTTCGCGCTGACCGAATTGGCGTAATTGATGCCAACGCCAGCCTGTGCGCCGGCTGCCGAAAGTCCTACGCCCTGTTGGCCGGTGAGATAGCCCAGATATTTGCTGAACTCGTCCGAGCCCGCTCCTTGTCCATAATTGAGCAGCGACTTCTGGGCCGCCCCGCTGTCGAGGTAGCCGCGCGCACCAAGGCCAGACAGAACCTGCTTTTGACCTTGCGCGAGGCGGAACTTGTAGCCGTCGCTGTTCGTGAATGCGTTGAAGGCGTCACTCGCTGCGCCGCTGCCGTCCTCGCCAAGAAGCGCGCTGATCGAGCTCGTCGCCTTGTTGCCGGCCTGGACATAAGGCGAAAGCGTAGCCGCGTTCTGGCTGTAGATGTTCTGCTGAAGCGCGTTGTTCTCATCGGCCGCGTGCGTGGCAGCCTTGGACGCGTTGTGAGACGCGATGATCGACGCACCACCGCCGATCACGGCCGCGCCGACGACTGCTGCTGCTAGCGGCATGAGGCGCGCTCCAGCACGAAGGTTTCAACCTCGATCGGATCTTCGCCGGGAAGCAGTCGGGCGAACGAAATCCCCTCGCTCTTGAATCCGAGAAGGCGATTGAAGAAGCGACACGCGCGATTTTCGACCGGGGTCATCGCCCATACCATGCGCGCGCCGTACAGGTCGAAGATGGCGTCGAGCATTGCTCGCGAAGCCACCATTGCCCATTTGCCGCGGCCTTCCGGAAGGAAGAAATCGTGGGCGTCGTAGACACCGGGTGCCGACCAATGGAACATGGCCCCGCCATGCTCACCGATTAGGAAGATGTTGCGCTTTTCAGCGATGCTTTCGGTTACATCGAGCGGACCCGCGCCAAGGCCAAGCGTCGGGAGGACTTCAGGATGATTGCAGACAGCATTGATCCGCGCCGCGTCGAACGTGCGCTGAATCGCAATTCCGTCGTGAAGCGGCGCTGTCGCCAAGATCGACCCCTGTAGCTAGTCCCGCTATCGGGTCGATCTGTCATTACGGGTATATCAAACGACCGGCTTTGTCTAGGGCTCGACATAGCCAGGATATTGAGGCCCGCGGCCACCCGGAAAAGTACCAGCCGAAGGAACGGTTACGGCCCCTACGACGTGAATATCATTCCCTTGAACGGGCGGCGTCGTGCTGCATTGATAGGTCACCGATCCACCAGCGCGCGATGGATCGCTATAGAAGACGTAATCGATCGTTCCCGTAGCGCCAATCGTGGACACTGATCCGCCTGACACCGAAACAGTCGTCCCATCTCCATATACGCGGGTATGCGGCGCTATCGAGATTGTGGTCGACGAAACGGTAAGCACCGACGTTGGTGAAATCCCGCTCGTCACCAGAGCCTGCTCGCGCGCGTTCGCGGTGGTATCGCCCTGCGCGGTAGTAGCGGTCGCTTGAGCGGTCGCGGCCGCAGCGGTTGCCGTCGTAGCCGAAGCCTGGGCCGTGACAGCGGCGGCTTGAGCGGTCACCGCCGCCGCCTGCGCTGCATCCGCCGCGTTTTGGGCGTCGATCACGCCGTTCACGCTGCTTTCGAGCTGATCGCAGACGCTGTTCCACCATATCGCGAACGTCGTGCTCGCCGAATTGTTATCCTCGACGATTGGCGTCCCGATCGGCAGCCGAGGCAGTTTTATTTCCTGGATCGACATCTATCGACCCCGGCCGCCAAGGGCCTCGTTTACTCGAATATAGCTGACGCGCGACGGGCGCGGATCAGTGATGCGAATTTCAGCGAGCAGGTTGCCTTGGTCCACTATACCTACCCGACGGAAGCCGACACGTTTGCGCCATTTGCCCTGTTCGCCCAGCGTCGATTGCCGCCAGTTGCCCCACGTGTCGCCACCATTGCGAGAAGTTCGCATTTCGAGCACGCCGGGCGGCTGGTCGATCGGCGCGGTGCCGGTCGTGCAATCAAACATCATATTGTCGATGAAGCCGTTATTCTGGAAAATCACCGAGAAAATGCGCTGGATCGGGTCTGATCCATCGGCGTAGACGCCATCGCTCAGCCGCCACAGCGCGCCCGTGCTGTCATCGCCGGCGATGATATCCGTCCCGTAGAGCACGCCCAGAGCGGCGCGCCACCGATCGCGGCCATAGCTGCCAAGATCATGCCATTGTTGGGTTGCCGCGTCATAGCAGGTGGTGCCGTCGGAGAGGTGGAGGACATAGAAATCGTGTCCTAACCAAGGGAACGACCACGCTTTGATGTCCTCCACGGAGCTCGCCGCAATACGCTCTTCGATCCCATGATCGGAAATACGAACAGGCGTTCCCTCGCCGCGATAGACGATGCCGTTATTGCCTACCCAGACAACCGTATTGTCATACGCGACGATGCTGTCCCGCACCCGCGCGCCGCGGTTGAACACGCGCCCTTGCACCGCTTGGATGGGCGTGTCGGATATCCCGGTCAGAACGAATATCTCGATCTTGTCGTTCGAGAAGGTCCAAAGCTGGTCGCCGATGATGCAGGCGCCGACGAGATTGGATGCCGATTGCTCTGCGCTCACATAATCGAGCGCATCCCACGTCGTTATGTCGAGCGTGAAATAGATACGCCGGCTCGACGCTCGGATCGCAAAGGCATAGCCGCCGAGAAAGCCAGCCCAGATCACTCCGGCATCGTCTGGAAAGGATACCGTGCTCACTGTCGCGCCGTCACTGCGCTGCAGACCGATCCCTGTGGCGATGAGTAGCCCTTGCGTGTCGCCCGCCATCACAACGCGGTCTGATCCGGCAATAGCGCCGAGCGAGCTTGAGCCGGAATAAAGCGATCCACCGGACACGGTGAGCAACGCACTGCCCAGCACGCCGTCTTCATAGAACATGCCGCGTATCGGGCCGCCGCCTATCGTGTCGTAAGCTTCCAGTGCGGGGCGGGGCAGAAGCGCAACACCGTTCGGGTTTTCCGGCACCTTCTCGACATACTGATTGAGGAGCCGGATCTGGGGAATATCCGAACGCTTATATGCACCGATGCCGTAGGGAATAAGCATCTGATCAGGTGAAGTCGCCGACGCCGATCACCGAGACGTTCGCGCCGGTCGTTACTTTCCACGGTCCCGAAACGCTCTTTACCCCCAGCGGGATCGCAAAAGGGATAACGCTGGTCAGGGTGCCGCCTGCGAACACCGTAATGGACGTCGCGCCGTCGAGAATGCTGATCGCGCCAGGCGAGGTAGTGGCGGGAACCACCAGCAACCCAGTCAGTAGGTCGCCCACGGCCCCGGTACTGCCAAGCACTTGCGCCGTCTGACTAGCAGCGACCGTCTCATATTCGACGCCTGGATCTAGAGTCGCGATCGGGTTCGCTTGCGAGCCGGCGGCGGCGGTCGAAGAGGCAGACATGCCTCCTCCAAGCGTTACCAGATCAGCGATGCGATTCTGCCCTCCGACAGAAAGAGTGACAACATCAGCCATCAGAAATACCTTTCGTCGTAAGCGCCCATGAAAATTGAACCTGGACGATCCTGGTCAAACATCAATTGCTCAAGCGCGGTGGCACGCTGGGCGATCGCGGCAGCAGCGGTCGGATCGATGCGGCTAACCCCGAAAGTCGCCACCAGCCGCGCCGCCAATGCGACGTAGACCGTCTCCATCCACGCCTGCGGGATGTCGATCGTCTGCGCGCCGTCGGTCACGTCCTCGGGCACGCGTGAATAGGTGTAGAGTATCGTGCTGTTAGCCTGCGGGACGGGCCACACCGTCATGGTGACGCCATCCACGGCCTTCGTGATCATGTAAGCGACCGGATAGCCGGGGGTCGCCTTGTTCGGGATCTGGCGGTATTGCCCATTCTCCCAGCGCTGCAGTGGGCGCTGAAATGCGCTCGACTGGACATAGCGCGCCTCCAGCACGTCGATCGGCGGCGGCGAGAGCGTCACGCTGGCATTGTTCGCGGTGAAGTTGGCCGTTCCCTGCGCCTCGCGCCAGAGATTGACCCCCCGCGCCGTCGCCCAGCTTTTGAGCATCCATGAAAGCGACCGCAGGCCGACGGTCAATTCTTCCGCTTCCGGTTCCTCGCCGGCCGACAAGACGCCGAGCTCCTGCATCGCCGCCTGGACGATCTCGCTCGCGATCATTGTCTCGCTGGTTGTTCCGGAAGTCGTCATAGATCGCCTGGCAGGACCTGCGATTGAATGAAGGTATCGGGCGGCTCAGGCGCGGCGTCGGGTCGCGGCAAGCCTTCCGGAAAAACATTCGGCGGGTTCATCGTGTCGGGCTTCGGGTCCCAGTCGTCCTTGCAGACCCTGAGACCCGACCATTCAAGCTGAAGCTCGTTCAACCGGAATTTGAACCCGCAACGTTGACAAATTCCCCAAGCGCCGTCGGGTTGGTAAGCGACAGGAACAACCCGCATCTCACCCTCCCGACGGCAATTGGTGACTAACCAGACACGCTGGCATTTCCGAACACCGCGCGCCAATCGGCCGCGCCGCAGCTGAAGCGCATCGTTGCCTTCGCCTTGGCGTTCTCAGTGTCGAAGTCGTTGTCCTTCTCGAGCTCGACCTGGCGGCGCCACATCGAAACGAGGCCGTTCGGCACATCGGTCTGGACATACCATGCGTTCAGACTGGTCAGATATTTGTTGACCACGATATCCGGCACGATGCCCATCGCGTTGAGAGCATTGATGTCGTTATTGTTGGTGCCCGAACGCAGCACCGAGTTGAGGACCCGGGTCGCGTTGAAGGCGACGTTGGTCGGGATGATCAGCCGCTTGACGCCCGCATTGATCGGGAAGCCGCGGTTGTTCTTGATCGCCCAGACATTCTTGGTCGCATCCTCCATCGCCGCTTCCGAGAAGTCGGCGGCGGTGAGGAGGTTCGACTGGTTGCCCGAAAGTGTCGGGTGCGCGGCCGAGAACAGGGCTGCGCCGTCGCCGATCGGATAGGCGGTCGAAAAGCCGCGATTGAACACGTTCGCATGAACATATTCGGCGGTGGTCGACATCGACCAGGCGAGGTTGCCGGAACGAGCCTGGCTGACTTGCTCATAGAGGTCGTCCTCCAGCTCTTCACGCGTCACGATGTAGCCCAGGCCGTAAACGGCATGGGTGAACGTCGCGACATAGCCTTCCTGATCCGAGTCATACTGGATCGGCGCGGCTTCCGACTTGGTAGGCGCGAGGCCGAAGGTCGTGCCCTCGGCGATGCGCTCCTGATACTTGTTCGAAGACATCTTCTCGAAGATCTTCGACCAGGTAGCGGGAACCTTGTCGTATTCCAGACCAAACCAGGCTTTGACGCCGGGCCAGAGTGCGTCGGGATGAGCCGAGCGAGTGATGATACCTGCGGGCATTGCTCAGAGCTCCCCTTAAACGCCGGTCGAGCCGGCAGCGCCGGTTTCGGTCGGAAGGTTGATGGCGACGAGCCACTTGGAATAAGCGGCACCGGCCGTACCGTTGGCACCGATTAGGGTGTTGTCGGCACGACGCTGGTTTTCGACGATGCGGACCTGCAACGTGTTCGTGGTCGCCGCCGACGTGCTGTCGAGCGTGAAACCAGACTGGCGGGTCGACGTGTTGCCGGAACCGACGATCAGATTGGCATTCTTGCCCATCGCCGCGGCGGTAAGTGCCGCACCATCGGTGGCAGCACTTTCCTGCACCTCGAACAGCAGATCAGGATCGTCGGCGACGATCACATATTCTGCGGTAGATGCTGCGCGATAGCCGTTCGCTATCATGGTAGCGCTCGGGCGGAACCCGATTACAACGCCCGTGATGCGTCCGGTTGCGCCGGCGCGCGTGACGCTGGCGAAGCCGTTAAGGTCAGAACCAGCGACGATGACAACCGGATCGCCGATGAACAGCGCGGTCGAGTCCGTAGCCGGAACATAATAGTGACGAGCCGCCCCCATCCAGGGGGAGCCGTTGCGGTAGCGGCGGGGAGTGAGCCCCGACGGTGCGTTTGCGTTTGCCATGCTTCAACCCCTTGACGGGGCTGAAAACTACAGACCCCGTTCGCGTGTGATGCGGTTGGCCTGGCGATCCGGGACACGAAGCCCCTCGCTAGACCGGCTGCCATCGCGGACTTGGCCTGCCATCATCGCTGCTTCGCGCTCATCAATGAGCTGCTCGTCGCGGCGCTGATCATCTTCATGCCAATCGCGATATTTGGAGCAGAGAACGAGGCGCTCGTCCGTGCCAGCCATGGGGTTGGCCTGGACTGGTTCAACACCGGGGACGCGATCCCAGTCATTAGCTTCAGCTGAAGCCATCGTGGTATCGAGAATCCAGCGAAAGACCTTGCCTTCGCGTTTCAACTGATCCTGAATTTCTTGGGAAACGCCGAGCTTCATGCCGGCCATCCGGTCTAGATCGCCATCGTCACGACGGCGGCGCTCTCTGCGCGTCTCGGCGGCGCGGGCAGAAACCGGCGCCTCAGTAACGATCGCCGGTTCTTCCGACGGTGTCGCCTGTGCGACTGCGTTACGACGATAGGGGCCACGGGGCATATCGCAATGATCCTTCTATTCTATTGCCGACCGAAAAGTCAAGCGGGCTGATCTTCGAAATAGTCCTTAGCGTATTGCGCCTGGAACTTGGCTTTATCGATATCGCGGCCCCGCGCCTTGGCGGCCTCGTAGAACCGCTCGCACGCTGCTTTCGCGGCAGGAGCCATGTCGGCGAACGTCTTGGTGCGAGGTGCGCTGACGGCGCGCGAGCTGGGAGCGTTGACGCCTGCTTGGGGCTTGGGTTCGGCCTTGCCGTCCTCGAAATGCTCGGGGAAGCGCTTCTTCACCGCGGCGAGCACCGCTTCGAGCTGCTTGGCGGGGTCGGTGTTGCCCTTCTTGGCCTGCAACCGGGATTGCGCGATCGCGTATTCGGTCGCGTCTTCATCGGTGCCGTACCAAGGGTTGCTCTTGGCGAAATCGGCCTCCACGTCATTTGACGCGGGTGGGGCCTGCTCCTGCTCCAGCTTGCGCAGATCTTTGACCGCTTCCGCCGCGCCGGCCTTGTCCTTGTTCTCGACCGCGGATTCGAAGCGCGACTGGATTTCCGCCAGTTGCTCCTGTACCTCGCGCTTGACCTGCTTGTCGGCGACCGCAACGATCCGCTCGACGCTCGCTTTCAGATCCTTCACCTCGCGCTTGAGGTTGCGGTTGTTCGCGTTGGTCGACTTGATCCAGTCGGTCGCCGGCCGCCATTTGGTCGGGTCGCCGTTGTAGCTGGCTTGCGGCTCCCAGCCCATCTCGGCGGCCAGCGCCTCGACCTCGGACAGCTGCGGGGCTCCGGAGCCATGGTCGCCGCCGTCATTGTCGGCGGCTGGGGTGAGAACTTGGTCCTCAACAGGTGCTGCGCTGGCCATTATGCGACCTCCTCAAGTCTTGGTGTCAGGTATTCGACTTTGATCCGTCCCCCGGAATGGGGATCGCGCTTACACGCGATGTTGACGGCCTCACCGGGGGTCGCGCCGGCCATCATCGCCCCTATGGCGATGTCCTGGCCGCTGCCGATGGCGATGGGCGCTGGCGTGGCGATCTCGCGGCCCTTGTGATCGACCCACAGGATTCCGTCAGAGGAAAGGATCAGCGCGCCGAAGCGATCATCCTGGACAGGGCAATCGCCTTTTTTTCCGCCTTCTACCCAAGCGGCCCAGCTGTCAGCATCAAAGCTGCTGCCGGACGCACCCACAATCCTCCCATCTGCCAGGCGGCGCACCTTTGGCCGCGTATGATCGACGATCGTTCCGCGGTGATCCACGGCGAGGCCGTCGCCCGCCATGGACTGGCCATCGGTCGCGATCGTGGTCATTCTGATTCCTCAATAATCGCGATCACATCCCGGTCCTGGATGAGCCTGTATTCCCTGCCATCGGCGCCGGTTGTCATGACGCCGGCAAGCTTGGCGAACTGCACCGCATCACCCTCTTTCGGGGTCGAGCCTTCCGGGAAATTGGCGAAGTCGAAACAGGCGGGAGACATGCTCACCACGCGACCCTGGACGCCAGTCAGCCTCTCCTTTTCGCGCACTGCGTCGGGAAGGTGGATGCTTCCTATCTTCTCGGCGGTTGGAGCGACGGCGACAACCATCGCGAATCCTGTCGCGCGAAGGCCGGGGCGACAATCGGCTAGTGCTGGTATTCCACCCACTGAGGGCGCTCCTTAATTCGACCACCGACTATTCGGTAAGGTCTGGTTCTTCTTCCAAGGCGCTGCAAAACGCCTCGTAATCGGTCTCGGCGATCGCTCGGTAAGCGTCCGCCCGCGTTCTCAATTCGATCAGCAGCGTCTGGTCACTGACCCCCTGCTCCCACGACGCCTGCTCCCACTCCTGCTGCTGGGCCTGCGCCTGGCGCTCCAGCGCCGCCAGCACCCACTGGGATACCGGATGCGCCCGCCACGTCAGGAAGTCCGCCAACGCCACCGTAGCCTTCGGCTTCACCGAGTTGATGTCCGACATCGACGCCCACCTTTGTTGCCATCGCGCCGGCCTGCTGGGCGCGCGCGTTATTGAGTGCTGCCGTGGAGGTTTTCACCGCGAGCTCGGCGAGAGCCATCGGATCCGGGCCAGACTGCGGCGCGAACAGCGCGTCGATATTCTCGATGCCGGCCGCCTGATAAACGCGGGTCAGCGCCTCTTTCTGGTCGATCAGCGGGTTGCCCTGCGCCGTCTGCATGACGATCTGCGCCTTCGCCAGCCGTTGCTGCGAGGTGACGGCGGTGGGATCGGCGACCGGCTTGATGTCGATGTCCCCGTCAGCAAAATCCTTCTCGAAATTCGCTGCGGGATCGTCGAGCACGTTCATGTAATCTTCGGCAGCTTCATCGCCACCGAAGCGCGCGATATTGTTGAAGATCAGCGAAAATTCCTGGCCCAGCGAACGATAGATGCGCTTGTAGATAGCCGTGAACACCTGAAGCCCTTGCTCGATCAGCGCGAGCGTGGTGCCGACGGGGGCCGTGTTCGGCGCATCGCCGGTCGTGATGTCCTTGACGCTGGTGACTTCCTTGGCCGCACCCAGCATCAATTCGAGCAGGTTGAATATGATCTGCGACGGGTTCGGGAATGTGCGCTCGTAGATGCCATTCCGCAGGTCGCCACCTGCGACGTTCACAACCTTATATTCGCCGGGCATCCAGCGCATCGTCTCGGTTCGATTGTTCGACTGCAGACGGAGCGATGCGGCAATGAAGCCGCCACCCGCAATCTGGGCATGGCCTGCGTCGAGTATCTGGTTGATCGCGGCGTTGATGACATCGCCTAGTTGCTCAATCAGGTGGCCGAAGCCGATATCGTAGAAGCCGCCCTTCGGATCGGGCAGGAACGGATATTTGACGTAGAACTGCTCTTTATCGATGCGGGCGATCGTGCCGTCGGCGTTGACCTTGACCTGATCCGGGCCGAAATTGGCTTCCAGCTTCAGAACCTGGCTCGTCTCCTTGTCGACCGTGACGATATAGGGCTCGTCGACGCCATCATCGTCCAGGTCGAGCAGGCGGTGCTGTTCGAGCAACAGCCGCGGTTCTTCCATATCATCGCTGGGCGACGGGAAATCGACCGTTCGATATTCCTTTGCGTTCATCCGCTGGCGCAGCTGATATGGATAAACGTTCGACATGCGCTCGGTGGCGCGCGGCGTCGTCTCCAGGCTCTTGGCCGACATCGGCACGACCAGATCCAGCGCGGGGATGTAGGCGGCCTTCTGCTCGCCCTCGGCCCACCACAGCTTGCGGAAGCCGCAGCCCACGATCGGGACCTGCATCAGCATCAGGTCGGTATCTTCCTCCCAATCGTCCATGCGAAATTCGAGATAGACGTTGAGATAATCGGCGACGCGATCGGCGCGCGCTTGCTTGGCGCCCGGCGGGATCTGCCACAGCGGCTGCGGTTCGGGGAGATCTGGCTGGCCTGGTTGGCCTGGCGCCGGCGGGGGTGCGCTGGCTTGCGCCTGCTGCATCGCGGCCTGAGCGGCGCTGATCGTCATGGGCTGGCCGTTGACCGAAACCAGCGGCTCACCGGATTGCGGATCAACCTGCGGGCGGCCCTTGTCGGAGCCGATCACCTTCACCCGCACCATCTCGCCGGGCTTGCAGATCGCGGGATAGGAGCGCGCGTTAAATTGCTGCGCGGCCACGGTCAGAATCGGATAATCAACATGGCTGCGGCGGTATGGCGGCGGGTTTTCGGGCAGGTTCTTTTCCTGCGCGGCCCGGGCAAGTGCCTTCGTGACCGTTTCTTCCCAGTCGTGCCGATCCTGGCAGTCGCGATCGTAATCCTGGACGACATCCGCGCCGATCTTGGTCAGCGTCTGCTCATCGAGCATGTAGGAAATATCGCCGCGCGACTGGGCGATTTTCGCGATTAGGGTCAGCGGCCCCGCATCATTCGCAGGCGTGTCAACGTCCGCGTCTTCCGCAACGATTGGGGCCGCTGAAGCCATTATGCGATGTCGCTGCCAGGCCCGGTCGAATGCGGGTTGGGAGCAGGATCGTTCGCCTTGTCCGGATGCTTGGCGTCCTCGCGAGCATCCTTCACGCCCTCGTAGGCGTCTTTCTGCTGCTGCGAGCTATCCTCGCCGTGATATCCGGAGATATCCTTGGCGTCCTGGTTGGTGGTGTTCGCGTCGACGTGCGCGAGCTCGGTGACGGGCTTGTCCGCCGTGTCGTCACGCTGTGCGGCGGCACGGGCGTTCTGCGCGACCTTGTTGAGCTTGGTCGGCGCCTTGTTGGTAGCTTTGGCCATTTCAGTCTCCCGGCAAACCCCGCCGGGGAGACTAAGTAGACCTATTGGACAGCAGCGAAACTAGGCTTTTATGCCTGCCGTGCTCCATTTCTCCTCGATCGCGGCAATCTCCGCATCCCGCATGTGTGCGGCAAACACCGAAAACGATATGCGCGCCATTTCGAGGTGGCGATCGGTTACCGGAATATCGGCATCGTCGCCCATCGCGGGATGCATATCAGCCCATTCGTATCGGGCGAGCATTTTGGCCGCCTCGGCGACGCAATCGGTCATTCTGTCTGTCAAGCGACCCTCCAAGCCAGAGGACAGACCTATTGCCGCTGTTTCTCCAGTTCGGCAATCCGCGCCTCGATTTCGGCCGCGTTTTCCTTGTAGCCGGGCTTTCCCTTGCGGGCGGCGAGTTTGCGCTTGAGGTCGTCAATTTCGGCCATAATACCAGTCCCTTTCCACCAGTCGATCAGGAGAGTTGATGGGGAGCCGTCTTCATTCTGGATGATTGCACCAATGGGAAGGAGCCTAAATGCTCCGTCCGCCCCGCTCACTGTACCGTCTCCCGATGCGGCCTAACCTCGCCGCGAGCAACCATCGCGGGAAGCTGGCTCATGGTCATGTCGAGCGCCATGCAGCGGGTTGCCAGCACGTTCAGATCGTCGCCATCCCAGCGGAACCCATATTCGTATTCCTTGCCCCGGATCTTCATCGACGCCACGACCGCGAGCCAGTCCGCGCCGCCTTCAACATGGTGCGGGACCAACCAGTCGACGACGCGATAATCGTTCAGCTTGGCGCACTGCTCAAGCCGGCGCTTGCAGTCGTCGGTCGTATAGCCTCCGATGATCGTCGGGCGATGGTGTGCATCGGGAATCATGGGTCAATATCCTGCGGTTGATGCCGGTCTATCATAATCGCGCTCGGTTTTCTCGAACGCTTCCGCGAACATCGGTACCGCGAATGTGAGCGCCAGCGCGTCGCCCAGATCGGGCGAGAAGCCCATGCGCTTGCGGATGCTATCCTTGCTCTCGATCACGAGCTCGTTGTTCGATTTGTGCCGCGTCTGGCCCGCTCCCCAAGCAGGCGACGTCAAATCGGCATGCAACGTGTCGTCGTCTGGAATTTGCACACCTGCCGGATCGTTGAACCAGTCGCGCATCACATCCCACATCTCGGCGCGGCGGTTCTCATATAGCTCGTCTCCGGTCGGCCCGATTCCAACGGGCGAACTGCCGAAGTTGACCGGGTTGACCTGATGGAAGCCCATCTCGCGCAAGCGGTCGTAAATTCCGGCACCTAGGCCGCCCACGTCGACATTCACCGCGGCGGGTTGGTGCAGTCTGATCAGGTTGGCGATACGGCCCACGATCACCATCGTGTCGTCTAGGTCCCATATTTCGCTGATCAGGTGACCAACGCGACGACCGCGGCGATCGACAACGCCGGTCTTGTCTCCCCCGCCTCGCGCCGGATCGACGCCGATTATCAGGGGCCCGACCGGGAGCACGGGATTGCGTGGCTTGCGTGCCGTCGCGACCTTGAGCGAAGGAATGAAGCTGTTTCCGGCGGTCTGGAACGCCTCCTCGGCCGTCGAGGGATATTCCTGCTTGAACTTCCAGCACGGCGTGTCCTCGGTTTCGCCCGTAGCCGACGCCATGTCGCGGTTCTTGTTGTAGGCCCAATATAGCTGAAACCAGTCGAGATTGTTGCGCTCGGCATAATCATCCCAGCTTTCGCGGGTGTCGGCATCGCCAGCAACGTGCGGCGGCTCCCATCCATCCGGCGGCTCCAGCCGGTATTCGTCCGACCAGAACCATGGCATGAACACCGGGAGGTATGAGCTTCCGCGCTGGGCGGCGGCGTATCGGCGCTGAAACAGGTTGCCGATGCCGTTCCCGGTGCTTTCGAGAATAGCCTCTGTGCCGTCCACGTCGGCAAGCGCCTGCTCAAGCCCGGCGACATGATCCTCGGCATTGGGCCAGAATGCGACTTCCGAACCGTGCCATAGCTGCATCGTCGCCGATCGGCCGACTTCCTTCGTGCCAGCCGTGGCGACGCTGTATGAGCAATCGCGCCCGGCGAAGGCGAGTTCCTTGGCGTTGGCCGATTGTGTCGGGTGAGCGAGCGCAGGCGGGACGTTATCGTGGTAGCGCTTCGCCATCGAGAACAGGTTGTCGGTCGCCGCCTGCTCGTGCGTCAGGATGAAGGCCCGCAGCCCCTTTCCGCCCCACAGGCGCCAGTAGAACCGCCCCTCGATGTACGTCGACGCGCCCATCTGGCGGCCCTTGACGATGATCGCGCGAACCCGGCCTTTCTCGCGGCGCTGCTTTTCCAGGCAGTCGTGAAGATGGCGCTGTGCTTTGTTGAGGATCAGCGGCTCAAGCTGGCCGGCCTTGGACCTGATGCGCAGGCAGTGGCGTGCGAAATACTCAAAGTCATCCCGCAGCCTGCGAAGTTTTTCGCGGTCGAAGTCAGCCGTCGAGTTGGTCAAGAGCCGACCCGATCGTGATGTGGCCGGTGATATTTGCTTCCACGCTGGCTAGGCGGGGGTGGATATACGGCGCTGCAGCCTTAGCCATGTCCCTGCGAACTTCCGCTGACTCTTGATCATCGCGAAGACGCTGAAGCATATATTCCAGCGGAGTGATACCATTGGCAACAGCACCTTCGGCAATCGCCCTGGTCTTTCGCGTTACTTCACCGACCTTGCGACCGGCACCTGGTCGTGCGCCACCGCGGGCCATTGACCAAAATTCCGGATTTTCAAAAAAGCCCGAGCTGCTTGAGCACCACGACAAGCGCGATGATCGCAACCACGGCGATGATGATGTTACGGATGTTCGCGTCGAGCGGGAGGAATGGCAGTGCCACCCCGATCACCAACAGGACGACTAGGAGCGTGATCAGGGTCACGGCCTAAACCTTGACGGTCGAGGTTGGCTTCTTCGCTCCCGGCAGGCTCTGCGCCGTCGCCTTGGGATAGCCGCGCTGCATCGCGCTCGTCACGCTGCCTGGCATGGGCTTGGTCGACTGTCCGTTGATCTTCGCGTCGGGCATGGATAGCTCCTTCTAGGCTTAAATAGCGGATCGTCCGAGCCGCCATAATAGGCCATAATCATTTTGCTCTATGCGAGGCTCGTCAGCCGAATGCGACGAACGCGACCTGCGCCGACGCGGCGGACCTTGCCGACCTTTTCGAGCCTGCAGACCAGCTTCCTGACCTCGCCGGCACTACCCACATCCAGATCCTTCTGGATCATGCTGTAGCTCGGCGCCACGCCATCCCGACTGATCACGGCCTTGACGTAATCCAGGAGCTCGCGTTGCCGCGTTGCCGGCCTTCCTCGGTTTTTCACAATCCACACTCCCGCTTGATGCGCTGCCCGCGATCCCAGCGAGCCCAATATCGGGCATGTCCCGCAGCGAGTTGGAGACACGAAAGCGACCGCCCATCTGCAAACACATCCGCCACCGTCCGCCCGTAGCGATCCACCCCAAGCCGCTCGATCGTGAGCGTGGCCCGCAGATCGTCCTGCAGCGCCTGCTTCGAAGCGAATGGATCGCCCGGCGCGCAGTCTCGGCCCCCGCGGCAGTGTCCGGGCATTTCCGGCGCGTCTATCGCGGTCAGGCGGATGCGCTCGGAGCCGCAGCGGATCGTATCGCCGTCGACTGCGTGGCATGGGGCGGACAGTGCGACCGCAGCGAGTAGAAACAAGACCATCACCTTCCCTCCCCAAAATCCCGGTTGAGCACGGGGTTGTCCGAACCAGGGGCACGAACAGGCGAACAAACTGGGGTCCCCCTAAAGGGGGACACCCCGCAATGTTCGCTAATCTGTTCGCACTGCCCCTGCGCGACGATGTTCGCGATTGTTCGGAAATGTTCGCTCATGCGTTTATTGCCCACACAACGTCGTTCCATGCCCCGACGAGACCCTTGTTTTGAAGATCAGTAACTGCGCGCCGGAAGGTCGCCGCAGCGCTCTCCGGTGACTTCCCACTGCCGGCAATTGCGGTCCACCTTTGCTGCCAAGCGGCCCGCGTCGTCATCTTCCCGCCGACCATGTTGCCGCGCATGTCGATCGGGAAACCGTGCGGAGTGGTGCAGGGGCAGGCCTCAAGCGTGGCCAGAAGCTCGTTATGCGCCTGCCTTTGAGTCGAGCTAAGCGCGGGTCCGGCACCACGTTGTGCCATCGGCCTATCCTCGGTCGGCACGACCACGCAGGAGGTTACTTCGTCGCCGTCCTCATCATGGCCGAGCTCGACGACCTTGAGCTTGAACTGAGTTTTCCAGCCGTCCTCGGCATCCTTCTGCTTCTTGCAGAGGACAGTGCGGATCCCGGTTTCCTGATCGGCCGAGACGACCAGAGATGTCTCGATCGCGCCGCGTAATGAGCCGTGGCCTCGCTCGCTGACCGTCTCGCTGTTCTTTGGGATGTGATGCACGACGATCGCTGTGCAGCCGAACTCCCGTTGGATGCGGCCGACGTTCTCGACATATTCGGACATGTCGGTGCCGTTTTCGTCGCCGCCGCCAAAGGTCCGATTGAGCGTGTCGACAACGAGAACCGATAAATCGATGCCGATATGGTGCAGCGCCGCGCGGATCGTCTCGAAAAGCTTGGGAAGGTCGGCTTCCCGATCGCGCAGGTTGACGGCAACCGGTATCATCGCGAACGCCAGGCCGGCGGCACCGTAGTGCTGCTTCCACGCCTCGACGCGGTTTTGCTGCCCGCGCTGGCCCTCGGCGGCGAGATATAGCACGAGGCCCTTTCTGACCTTGCGCCCCTGCCATGGTTCGCCCGCGGCTATGTGCAGGGCTAGGTCGAGCGCAAGGAAGGATTTGCCGCAGCCAGGATGCCCGATGATGGTCGCGAAGGCGTTGGCCGGCAGCACATTCTTGACGATCCAGTTCCCCGCCAGGAGCGGCTTGTTATCGTCGAACCAGATGAGCGGAAGTGGCGGCGCGAATTGCGCAGGGTCGCCGGGTCCCATGAAAATCTTGCGCACCTCTTCGGCGCCGAACTCGCGGAGCATGTCGTTGAAGTCGTCGCCGCCTTCCGTAACCAGCCCGCTCATGTCGGGAAATATGGCGCGGCCCGGGAGCGCTCGGGCCATGGCAAGGGCCGACTCCTTGCCGACATTGCGCTGCACCTTGGGATGATCGAGCAGATGCCAATCATCGTCGCCAGCAACAATCATCTCGCGGCCGACCCAGCGATGTCCAGCCCAGCGCGCCACCGGAACCATGTTCGCGCTGGTCACGCACATCACGACCGGATAGCCGGTCGCATCATGGATCGACGCCGCGGTCGAGAACCCCTCGCAAAACACGATCGGGCTTGATCCATCGTCCTTGCCGACGAGGAAGTGTGAGCCTTCATGCGTGCTGTTCGGCCAGAACCGGCGCTCGCCATCTTCGCGGATCGCCTGCAGCGACATCGGCTTTCCATCGCCGTTTGAAAGCGGAACGATGACGCATGGCACGTCGCCCAGGCCGAAGCGCTTGCCCGACCCCTGCCTGGTCCCAAGCTGCGACGACACGCCCTTGGCCGCGAGATAGGGATGAAGTCCGTCGTTCAGCGGCGCGCACGACTTCCAGAAATCTAGCGCGTCCGCGGCTGCATCCTCAAAGCCGCGAAGTTGATCGAGCTGGCGCGCGCTGCGCCGGCGGGCGATTTCCTCGCGGTCGAGCGTTTCGTAGGATCCGTCCGGCTTCCATTTGTGCCGCGTGTTGCCATCGCGCCAGTCCATGAAAATGCCGTTGGGCCGACCGTCGAGGTGCAGAAGATAGCGGCCCGGCTTGCTACCCTTGTGGCGCGTGTCGCTGATACGGAAGCGATGCCACCGTCCGTCCGCGACGATTGCACCTGGATCGGTGTTGCAGGCCTGAATTATGAACTGGCGGAACTGCTCCGCGAGATCATCCGCGCGCTGGGTTGCCATCATGCGGCCTCCAACCCGAGAAGCTGGATCCAGTCATGGGCCTCCTGCTCGCTGAACACGCCGGTTTCGCGCGCTATCAGGATGCGCTCCTTGCGCTGGGCAGGATCGTCGCAACCGACAATGGCGCGCTCGACGATCGCCTTGAAGGCGTTTGCTATGGGTTGCGGGCCCGTCACTGCCGCGCCCTCGGCACCGGTGCGCCAATCGACGCCAGCCAACGCAATGCGCCTTCCAGCGTCCGACACACTGCGACCGGATGGCCCCGCCGGTGATACCAGTTGAGCGCCGCGACTTGGTTCTGATCGGGCATGGACTGGCCATCCTTGAACTCTATGCGGGCGGTAGGGGCGTCGGCCCAGCTTGTGGCGGTGTCAGGCTCTCCCGCCGTCATGCCCTCACGCAGGCGCTTGCCCGCTTCCCATCTTGAGCGCTTGCCCGCGTTGGGGACTCCAATCGCGCGGCACGCCTTGGCGTGTTTCCGAATGAAGGCGATATATTCAGCCTGGCGCGTGTCCTCGCTCGCCGGATCCTTGTCCTTCGGCTCGACATAGATGCCGGGATCCAGCGCTACTTTGACGCGCGGGTCGGCTTCTTCGATGGCGAGGAAGGCGTTCATCGCGATCAGAGGAATGCGAGCTGCATGCCGAGGGCGTTGGCGTACGTTTCGAGCAACGCCTGCGCTTCGTCGCGCTGATGCTTCTCCATCTTCCGCAGCGCCACGATCCGGCGCATCGTCTTTGCGTCGTAGCCCTGGCTCTTCGCCTCGGCGTAAACATCGCGGATATCGTCCGCCATGTCCTTCTTTTCCTCCTCCAGGCGCTCAATTCGCTCGATGAAGAGGCGCAGCTGGTCGGCCGCCACAGTGTCGGTCATATCCTGCTCCTTGCTGTTGTGACCAATCGGAGCAGGCTCGCTCAGATCCAGGTCCGAATATTCTCCGGCCGCCTCCGCCGCGTCATGCAGGCGCGCTTCCTCGAGCCCGATTCCGTGTGCGGAGGCGGCCACCTCGCGCGAGACGCCTGCACGGCGATCACGGAGGTATCTGCGAAATTGAAGCGACCCCTTCACGCCACGCGCTCCCGGATGCGCTTCTGCCGCGCGATATCCGCCGTGACGTCGGCGATCTGGAGCCCGTACGATCGGGCTAAACTTTCGGGTTTCGCGGTGTTGAGCGCCTCATCCGAGCAGCCGTTTAACCACAGCGTAAATGCCGTGCGGTTCTGCACATTGGTCATCCGTGCTGGCGGAAATCCCCCGGTGCGGCGCATCAGGCACGATCCTCGCGCTTCACGCGGGCGATCTTCGCCTGCAGCAACCGCTTTGCCCGGAAAGCCGGATCGCTATGGTAGCGCTCGCGAAACGAGCTGCAGATTGCCTCGCGATTGGCGTGATAGCGCGCCTTCATCGCGGCGACCTTCCTTTCGCGGTTCAGCTTGTACCAGGAGCGCAAACGGGCGCGGTCCTTCTCGCGAAGGATCTCGTCGATCTGCTCGTCGGTAAGCTCGCCGCTCATGCTGCCCGGCGCTCCGCATCCCTGATCTTGTTCGCCCGTGCGATCTTCTCGATCGTGGAGAGGGTCAGACCTGTTTCGCGGGCTACGTCGGCGCGCGACTGCGTGCGCAGGCGTTCGACGATCACACTATGGGCACGCGGCGATATCCGGGGAGCGCGCGGTGTCACTGGCCGCCATCCCGGCAAAGCGCGGCGCGCACCCCGGCAGCGATCAGCAGCAAGCCGGCGGTATAGGTTATGGCGGCGGCGATCATGCTGCGTCCCTTTCCCGTTCGATCTGGCAAATCTCGGCAGCGACCTCGATCGACAGCCGGCGCAGTTCAGGGAGATATGCGAGGCGTTCCCGCAGCGTTTCGCGCGCACCGCCAGGCGACTTCTCCGACCGGGCCACAGCGACCTTGTGGCCGACCAAGGTGAGGCGAGGCAGTAAATCGCGCCCGCCTTCAGGCTCGCGAGCGACCGCACGACCGCCGGCAAGCGCCAGGTACGGGTCGAGCATGTGGACACCGTAAGCCCGACCGATCCGGTTCAGGAATATCGGGTTCAGGTCGGCTTTCTTGTTCGCGGCGTTGCTGATCGTGCCCAGCGACACGTCGATCCGCTCGCTGATTTCAAGCAAGGTCGTGCCGTGATCGTTCTGCACATTGCGCAGAATCTCGGCGACGGCGGACCGGTAAGCCTCTTGTTCCTCGACGGCGTTGACGCGCAATACGTTGCACTGCGACATGATTATATATCACCCCCGTTATGAAGTCCTTCGCCACCCCAATCGGCACCCTCGCAGCCGTCATCGCCACCCGCGCTTTGTCCCGCGCGCGCTGCAATGCGGATGACGATCGCGAGACAGGCCAGCGCCGCGATGACGCCGAGGGCGATCCAGGAAAGAGCAGCGTCGGGGCCGGTCATGGCTGCCACGCGCTGTCAGACGGCACTTGCGAAAGGTTGCCCGCGCGGCAATTTGGGGATAGCCGCGCGGGCTCACCGGACCCCGGGGGGAGCGGCCGGTGATCTTGAAAGGGGATGAAGCGGAGCGGCGTGAACAGCGTGTCGTGCGTCCCGTCGAAACAAGGAAGCGCGCGCCGCAGCCAGCATTGGGCGGTGGTCATGCTGCATCAGCCTGCAAGGCGGGCTTATACGTCACCATAAAGTGCCGCACGCGCGCCTCGGTTTTGCGACGAAGCTCGCGACCTTCGCGAAGTTGGCGGATCAGGTGCCGGTCGTTCAGCGCTTGCTCGCCAAACTCCCATTCGCTCAGCGAATGAGTTTCCGTGAACCTGATGATCTCAGATAGCAGCGTGTCCATGACGCCGCATTCTATGTGGGAAATTTCCCCCGGTCAATCCGTGCCGCGTGGGATATTTCGCGGGTCCCTATCGCACCGCACAATGTGCGATATTTCCCTAATGGCCAGCAAACCAGATATTGCCGCTATTCGAGAATCGATCGTGCGAGCGATGGAGGAAAAGGGCTTTAGCCGCCGTAGCCTTTCTATAAAGGCAGGGCTCAGCCAAACGTCGGTTCGTGATGTGCTGGAGCGCACGGACAATCCCGGCATAGGCACGCTGCACAAAATAGCGGAAGCGCTTGATTTGCCGCCGGAAGCAATAAATGGTGCGAGTTCTGTCCCGCTCATGGGGCAGATCGGAGCCGGTGGCTTGGTCGCGTATTTTAAAGACGACGAGGAGAGAGAAACTGTTCCGAGGCCGCCACTTGCGGCTGGTCCGCTTATGGCTTTGGTCGTTTCCGGCTCATCTATGCTTCCCAAATACGAGCCCGGTGACGTGATCTATGTCCGACGCGATCATGAGGGCGTCCTGCCGTCGTACCTGAACCTTTATTGCGCCGTTCATCTGACGGACGGCGGGACATACCTTAAGATCCTCGCACCTGGCACGATACCGGGGCGCTACACCCTTCGCTCGCTCAATGCGGCCGACATGGTTGATGTCGAGGTCGTATGGGCCGCGCCGGTCCTGTTCGTAATGCCCGCCCACGCTCGCCGCGAGCCTGCCAACGGATAATTTTTCCGTGAACGTGTGAAATTTCCCATTCGGTGCTTGACGCCGTGTGAAATTTCCCACATACCACTCCTAACGGGCCTTCGGGCTCATTGGGAGCGAAGACCATGGCCGACACGCCATCCGTTGCAGAGGTTCTGGAACAAGCCGCTGAGCTGCTGAGCAAGCCGGGGGCGTGGACGCAGGGCCGTTTGTCCGGGGGTCTGGGTGCCGACAAGTGCTTCTGCGCTCTCGGTGCGCTTATCGAGGTATCGCCTGTCGGTTTTTCAGCCGCCGAATATCTGGAAAAAATGCTTCCCCGCGTCACCGCGACGGACGCTTACCGTCCCCTTGCAAAGTGGAACGACACCCCCGGCCGCACCCAAGAAGAGGTAGTCGCCAAGCTTCGTGAAGCCGCCGCACTGGCCCGCGCGGAGCAAGTCGCATGACCTGCTCAGACGCCCCCTTTGGCATTCCCTATTCCTCTCCATGCTGGCCAGCTCGCGCAGATCGTGAAGCTTACCGGGAAAGGATGAGGAGGGAATATCCCCGCGCAACGGAAGCACAGATCGAACAGCTAGGCGCTGCCCTCGCTATGCTCGACAAGAATACGAAGAGCTTCGTGGCGGTGGATCAGGAAGAGGCTGAGGATTTGGCCTTTACCCGCGCCGTTCCGCATTCGCCCTATGGCTTCGCGATCATTGATCGGAATGCGGCATGAGCGCGCAGTGCACCATGCCGCCGATCGGGTGGGCTTGCACCCGTGAGCCGGGCCACGAAGGCCCATGTGCTGCCGTTCCAGTGGTTCTCACGAGTGGATGGTGCAGCCCGACCTTAGCCCGCGCCTATGCGGACATCGAAAAACTGCGGTCCGATCTGGCCCAGCATCCCGAAAGCGGCATCGATGAGAGCCTGAAGCGGGTGCTGGAAGCGATCGAGAAGGCCGACTGTGAACTGGAGGCCGTCGCATGAGCGCGCAGCATACACCGGGGCCGTGGGAGTTTCGTCCGTCTTCGAGCAGTACGTTTGACGTGTCTCTTCCCATACGGGCGGAAGACAAGGGCGGTGTCGTTGTCGCGACAGTTTTTATGGGAGAGCCCTACGCCCGCCTAATCGCCGCCGCTCCTGAATTGCTGGAGGCGCTGATCGCGGCCGAGAGCCTGTTTGATCACACATGGGCGATGGGCGGCACGATCCACAAGCAGATGAAGGCCGCAATCGCCAAAGCGCGGGGTGAGGCATGACCGCCCTAGACTTCGCCATGGAGCCCGAACTCCCGATCCCCGGCAACGACATGGGTCCACTCAGTACGCGTCCGGTCAAGGACATTCTCAATGATCTGGTTGGGGCTTTCGATCGGCTTTCTGAAGAGGTCGAGAGATCACTCAAGGTCAGGGATGAGTGGGATGCTCGGGTTAATGCTCAGAGGGAGGCTAGGAATGCTTAACCCGACAGATATTGGGCGCGTCCACTTTGTGGACCGGGCTACTCAGGCTGCGCCCCGAGCCGCCGAAGCGTCTCGGCCATCCGGTGAGTATCCCTCGCGCATGAACACAATAGGCTGGCTCGCCACGTCCTACGTGTTCGGCATGCTGACAGTCATCCTGATCGTGAGGTTCGGGTGATGGCCCACATCGATGTCAAGATCAGCGAGCAGCCAGACGGTACGACCCTCGTTTCGTGGGATGAGCCTGGGGTTGGCGAGGTGGTTTATACCGCGCCCAAAGGCACGCAGCTCCACGACATCATGCAGCTTCTAAGCGACGTTGGAACCCCGTCGATCACTAAGGTTCGACGCGGCGAGAGGTCGCATTGAAACCCCTTTCAGCCTCCCCGTCTCATCAAGAGAAGGCCCCTACAGCACAGGTAATCGGGGATATCCTGTGCGGAAAGGCTCAACAGTGAACGCCGTGACTAAATCGGCCGCTACCGAGGTAGCGCCTGCCGAAGTGCAGGACTATTCGAGCGGCTTGCTTGCCGTGATCGAGCGAGCGGCGCGCGACCCGGCCGTGGACATCGACAAGATGGAGCGGCTTCTAGCTCTGCAAGAGCGGGTTCAGGAGCGCAATGCCGTTGCCGCGTTTAACGACGCTCTGGCGGAAATGCAGCCCCGGCTTCCGATCATCACGGAACGCGGTCGCATCATAATCCGAGACAAGAGCGACAGCGCCAAAATCACGCAGGAAACGCCCTACGCCCTGTGGGAGGACATCAACGAGGCAATCCGCCCGCTGCTTCACGAACACGGCTTCGCGCTCACGTTCAAGACGGGCACGGCGGCGGACGGGAAGCTCGTTGTCACAGGCATCCTGAAGCACCGTTTCGGGCATCAGGAAGAAGCCGCAATCCCGCTTCCGCATGATAGCTCCGGCAGCAAGAACGCCGTCCAGGCGATCGGTTCCAGCCTATCCTATGGCAAGCGCTACGCCGCCATTCAACTCCTGAATATCACGACCAAGGGTGAGGATGATGACGGAGCGACGGCAACGAACATGCGGGCGGGCGGCGAAGAGCCTATGCCGCGCGCAAAGCTGGAAGGTAAATATCCCAGCGCATCGCAGTTGAAGGCGGCTCTGCGCGAGTTTTCCAACAAGCTCCGCACAACCGGCGACGTGGACGCCCTGCAGCGCGAGTATAAGGACGCACTTACGCAGGCGAAACGCGACCTGCCGAAGTGGATCGACGGCGACGGCTCGCCCGAGAATATCGGGATCAAGGCCGCTATCGCAAACCGTCGCGAGGAACTGGCGTCGAGCCCGTCATTCCAGATGCTGCTCAAGGGGCTGGAGGGCTGCGAAACCACGCAGGCCCTTACCTCCTACGCCGATAGCCATAGCGCCGTAATCGACGAGCTGGACGACCTCCAGCGCCGCGAATTCGAGCGCGCCTACGATGCTCGCGAAAGCGCAGTCAAAACCATGGGTGCAAGGAACTGATATGGGTGGATCGCTTAACAAGGTGCAGCTTATCGGCAAGCTGGGGCGTGACCCCGAAAGCCGTTCTTTCCAGAACGGAGGGAAGGTCTGCGAACTGCGCCTGGCCACGTCCGAGACGTGGAAGGACCGCACGACCGGCGAGAAGAAGGAAAAGACCGAATGGCATACCGTCAAGGTATGGAATGAGGCGACCGCCAACTTCTGCGAAAACTATCTCCGCAAGGGTTCCGAAGTCTACGTGGAGGGCTCGCTCGAAACACGCAAATGGCAGGACCAGAGCGGCGCGGATCGGTATTCGACCGAAATAGCAATTCGGCCATATGGCGGCGAGATCATCCAGCTTGGAGGTCGGACCGACCGCAATCGCGGGGACAGGGACGATCCTGCAAACGGAGGCGGCTTTGGCAACGGCACAGCGGCCGGAATGCCTGCCTTCGATAGCGACCTGGACGACGATGTTCCATTTGCGACCTGCGACCCTGCTCAGGAATACCGGGTGCGGTAAATGGCCGTCAACGTCTCCTCCCGCCGCAAGAATAGCCACAGGGCGCAGAAAGAGCGCTCCTGTGAGCCGTTCAAGCAATGGCTTCGTGGTCGCCCCTGCTTCCTTGAGAGCAAGGGCGGTTGCGGGCTGATCCCCGAGCGTAAGCCGGTGGAGTTTGCGCATGTCGATTGCGCTGGCGGGAAGGGGATGAGCCTTAAGGTCGGGGATTGGAACGGCCTGCCATTGTGCCCACGCCACCATGACGAACAGCATGGGCAGATCGGTTCTTTCCGGTCTCGCGGCGGCTGGAAAACGTTTCAACTCAAGTACGGGTTCGATGCTGTGGCCGTTGCGGCCGAATATTGGCGCAAGTGGCCCGGTCGCTCCCGGTGGGAGGCTGACAATGGCTGACGGGCAAACCGTAGTGCTTACCGGACAGCGCGCACGCCAAGAGGCTATGCGGCTGATCGAGGTCGCCCCGGCTGGCGCAATCGTCAACGTCCGGGCCGCCAAGCGCACGAACGACCAGAACAGCCTTATGTGGGCGCTGCTCTCGGATCTGTCCCGCGCAAAGCCGGAAGGCCGCTGCCACGTTCCCGAGGTCTGGAAAAACCTGATGATGCACGCCTGCGGACACGCCGTGCAATTCGAGATGGGCTTGAACGGGCAGCCGTTCCCCACGGGGTTTAGTTCGTCGCGTCTGACCAAGGCTCAGATGAGCGATTTGGTCGAATGCATCCTGGAATACGGCGCTCGCCATGGGGTGCGCTGGAGCAATGAAAGGGAAGCAGCATGACCCGGCAAGCCGATCAAAGCGCGACAGCGGCGAGACCCGGAACGGGGCTCGATCCGAAGGACGCGAGCGGCGGTCCGCGTAGCGGATGCCCCAAAGACAGTAGCGAACGCAACCTCTCCCTGGAAACAGGGGATGGGGGAAGGGTGCTGCGTGGCATGCGGTTGATGATGCCGGATGGGCAGCGGCTTGAATGCGAATATCCTGAAAGTAAGGATTGGGCGAAGTCATGGACGACGCGCGGCGTGGGTGGTGGCTGCGCGACCGGCGAACAAGACTGGGAGATCGTGGAGCGCTTCGGTCTCACCGCGATCATTGAGGCTATCATACGAGCCCTCTCCACCCCCGCTCGCGACACCGATGTTACCGATCGAGTGCGTCGCCTCGTCATTGCCGCGCGTGTTTGCGCCTACAACGAAGACCCGCCCGAGCAATCCGACCTGACCGCGCTGGACAAAGCCGTAGAGGCCTTTGCAGCCGATATCCCATGGGAGAACGTCGATGACGCTTGAGCAAGCCGTATCGGCCGTAAACAGGTGGGCAAACTATCCAGGTTCGGGTTCGCTTAACGACAGCGACAACCCGCTGCCGATGCGGGCCATATTGGCTCTGGCCGAACACGCCAAGGCTACCATAGCTCGCGACACCGCACAGGAAG